AAACTGGCTTCATCAAGTTTAGTATTCAACATCACCGGTGCTTCAGCTCCTTCAGTGTTGGATGCACCGAGTGGGCCAATGCTTACATCGGATTTTTCAATAACCGTTCTCACCACTTGGTCATAGGAGATAAAATGAGCGAAACAAACGCAGAGAATTTGGCTTGGCTTGTCAAAGTCGGTCAGATCAAGGATACAAAGGCTGCTAAGCCAACGACAACAGAAAACGAGGAATAACACATGGCAATCTATCTAAACAACAATGTTGGCGTGAAACTTGCAACCGCAGCCGCGCCAACAGTTCCATCCATTGACATCTCATCTTATGTGAGCGCAATTACTTTAACGCAAATCGTAGACGAGCTGGAAGTCACAACAATGGGCGATTCTGCACATAAGGTGGTGGGTGGATTGCAATCTGCCACGCTACAAATTGATTTCTTCAATGACTGGGCGGCATCTCAGGTTATGACAACACTGAATGCGGCATTTGCAACTACATTGGCAGTTTCAATGATTACAGTTAAAGGAACCGCAGTAAGCGCAACAAATCCGACATACCAGTTTTCAATCTTTGTCAACAACTTGACCCCAGTAGGTTCAGGCGGCGTTGGCGATGAAGCTGCATCTTCAATTTCGTTTACAGTAAACACAACAGTCACTGTTTCAACATCAGTGGCATTCTAAGGAGTAAAAATGGCACGCTTGAAAATCACCAGGGCCTCAGGGGATGTGATTGTTCCAATCACCCCCGTGGTTGAATATGCGTTTGAAAAATACACAGGCAAGGGAATTCACAAACAATTTCGTGACGAGGAAAAACAGAGTGACATCTATTGGTTAGCGCATAATGCGCTTTCTCGCGTAGAAGTCATTCCACCATTCGGTGAAGAATGGTTAGGAACCTTGATTGCGGTTGAAGTTATGGATGACGAGCCCGAAAAAAAATAGACCGGGGAAGTTTCACCTACCTAGTGGCCTCACTAGCGGTGGAGCTGAAGATAAGCCCCAATGAAGTTTTAGATCTTGATGAAAGAATGTTTAAAGCCGTGCTTCAAGTGTTAAACGATAGAGCAAAGGAGAGGGCCCGTGCCACTAAACATAACCGGCGTTGAACCCACTTTAAAGGCGATGCGCAAGTTTGATAAAGACCTGACCAAGCAAATGAACATTGAAATTAAAGCTGCAATGATAACGATTCGTGATAAAGCCCGTGGTGATGTTCCCCAGGGGTTTCCAACCTATTTGTCCGGGTGGGAAAAGCGCGGCAAAGTACAAAGCCAACCCGTGTTTAATACTAGCGGGCGCGTGCGCAAATTTCCATTGTTTGACACGGCTGAGGTTAAAGCTGGCATTGTTTATCGCCAAGGCAAAAGCATTCAAAATTCTCAGGGATACCGGGCTCAGTATTATGTGCGTAACAATTCAGCAGCCGGTGCAATTTACGAAACCGCAGGGCGTAAATTTCCAACTGGACAACCTTGGGTTGGTCGAAACGGCCCAGGCAAAGATGTCAGCCGTTCAAATAATCCTGATGCTGGTAAATTATTTATTGGAGCTATGGGTTCTCTTTACGGCAAAGGATTTGACCGTGGCCGCTTGATATTCAAGGCATGGGAGCAGGATCAAGGCAAGGCAACCTTGGCCGTGACAACTGCCATTGATAAGGCGGTCAAGATATTCAATGCTTCAGGCGGCGCGGGTACTCAATCCGGATATAAGTTGGCTTCCTGATGCCAAATTTATTAGTCAGCGCAACCACACGCTATGACCCAAAAGGGTTGAACAAAGCCAAGAAGCATATTTCAGGGTTTGATAAAACTATAAAAGATTTGGGAAAAACTTTTGCGGGCGTTTTTTCTGCTCAAAAGATTTTGCAATTTGGTAAAGCTTCCGTCCAGGCATTTGTGGCCGATGATAAAGCCGCCAAGGTATTATCCCGCACCCTGACCAATTTAGGCTTGGCATTTGCCGATCCATCAGTCAAAACCTTTATAAGCGATTTAGAGAAGCAATATGGTGTGCTCGATGATTTTTTAAGGCCCGCATACCAAAAACTTATTACAACTACTGGAGATTTGGGCAAATCTCAGGATTTGTTGAAAACTGCCCTTGATTTAAGTGCACAAAGTGGGGAAAGTCTTGTTTCAGTCACCAGTGATATTGCGCGGGCTTACGCGGGCAATACTAAGGGGCTGCAAAAATACGGGTTAGGCTTAACCAAAACTCAATTGACTGCAATGTCATTTGAGGACATACTAAAGAAAATCACAGAAATCAGCTCAGGTCAGGCAGCCGTGGCCGCTAATACTTACGCGGGAAAACTAAACAAGCTTGATGTTGCTGCCCAAAATGCTTCAGAAACTATTGGCGGTGCTTTAGTTGATGCATTTGTCACCATAGCCGGGGATGGCAACATTGACAAGGCAATTAACAAGATTGATTTGCTTGCTCAATCTTTGGCAACATTGATTTCACCTTCACGCATGAAAAACATTTTTGCTGGTGTTGATTTAAAATATGGTTTGATTCCAGTGAACAAGCCAGGCCCTAAATATGGCCCGGCCCAACAAAGCCCAGGTGAGCGCAATGCTGCCGTTGCATACAATAAAAAATTAGCAGCTCAAAAAAGAGAAGAATTGGCAACCCTTGCAGCCAAGAACAAGGCCACGCGAGAAGAAGCCCAAATGAAGAAGGATCAAGCTGCCCTTGATGCCCTTAAAGCTAAGTTTGACTTGGAACGAATTGGGCTAAATGTCGCATTGAATCAAGCTACTGACGAGGAGACAAAGGCACGCATTCGTGCTCAGATTGCTATTCTTGATGAGACTGGCAAGACTGCCCAAGCTGCTAATGATGCTTTGGTTAAGGCTCAGGCCGACAAGCTAAAACAAGAAGTAGAAGCAACCACGGCGTTAAATAATCTTGCTAAATCTGCGGCAGGTGCGGCAGGTTCCCTTACCAATCTTTCAAGTTATTTTGCTAACTTTAAGGGTTCGGCAGCTTCAGCCGTAACTAACTTGGGCACAACTGCACAAGCGGCATTGGGTGGATTTGTGCCATTCGTAGGGGCAACCAATGCATCGTTAGGCATTACTGGAGACGGTACAAACATCACGCCAACAATTCCTTCAACTTCAGGTTTAGGACTTAATGGCACTGGCAATCAATTGCCCATCGGAGTCACAATTAATGTCAACACGGGCCCATCAATGGCTGATGAAAATACCATCGTTGATGCCGTACAAGATGCCCTTAATGAGATTGCCCGCCGTGGATATTTGACCACTTACGCGGGGGCTTTGCCAGCATGACAATTCCAACAATTAATGCCTACATAAATTTTAGCACTGGCCCAAGCTTTGCCCAGGCCATGATTTTAGATCAAGGCATTTTGGACACAAATGTGTTGGTTGATGCTGCCGCCGTTATTGTGGACATTTCCAATGTTGTTGATTCAATCAACACCAAGCGTGGGCGAAATGCCCAGGCTGACCAATTTCAGACTGGTACGCTTTCATTGCGCATTGTTGACCAAAATGGTGATTTCAACCCAATGAATGTAAGCGGGCCTTATTACGGGCTCCTTACTCCGATGCGTAAAGTTCAAATCACTGCCACTTACGGGGCCATCACTTATCCCGTCTTTAGTGGATTCATAACTTCCTTTTCAACATCAACCCCACAATCTTCCGTGGGCGATGTTGTTTACACAACAATCCAAGCGGTTGACGCTTTCCGATTGGCTCAAAATGCTCAGATTTCAACGGTGGCGGGAACGAGCGCGGGCCAATTAAGCGGTGCGCGTATCAATAATTTGTTGGATGCCATTTCTTGGCCAGCAACCATGAGGGATATAGATGCCGGACTCACCACTGTCCAGGCAGATCCCGGCACGGCTCGCACCGCGCTTCAAGCTTGTCAGACAATTGAGACAACCGAATTTGGTGCTTTCTATGTTGATGCTTCCGGCAGTTTTGTTTTTCAAGACCGTTCCGTGACTTCATCCAGCGTGTCAGCAACACCGGTTGTGTTTAACGATAACGGAACGGCCATTGATTACTTCAATGCTACTTGGGTGACAAATGACACCCTTGTTTACAATGAGGCCAACATTACTGCCACGGGCTTGGCCACTCAAACTGCCTCCGATGCAGCGAGCATTGCCAAGTATTTCTTGCATTCTTACAACCAGCAAAATTTATTAATGCAGGATACTGCTACCGCCCTCAATTATGCACAGGCTTATGTGGCTTCCAGGGCTGAAACAAGCGTGAGATGCGATGAAATTCAATTAGATTTATACACGGCCAATTACAATGCCGGCATAATTGCAGCCCTTGACCTTGATTACTTTGATCCAGTGACTATTACAACCAATCAACCTGGTTCAACTACGCTAACAAAAACTTTGCAAGTATTTGGCAAGTCTATGGAAATCACTCCAAATTCTTGGCGGGTCAAAATGACGACACTTGAACCCATAATCGATGGTTTCATTCTAAATAGCACGCTTTATGGCATACTTGATACCAGCGTGCTGAGTTACTGAGGAGATGAGATAAATGGCCAAACAGACCTATACCACGGGCCAAGTATTGACGGCTGCGCAGATGACGGCGCTACAAGCTAATGATTACAATTGGACGGTAAGCGCAAAAACTGCCAGTTATGTACTCGTTGCTGCCGATGCGGGTACTCGTATTACGATGAGTAACGCTGGAGCTACTACGATTACGGTAAACACAGCTTTGTTTACAGCTGGCGATACTTTGACTATTACTAATATTGGCGCTGGAGCTTGCACAATTACTGCAGGTACGGCAACAGTATCTACGGCTGGATCGTTGGTACTTAATCAATACGATAGCGGTACTCTTTACTTCTCTAGCACTAGCGTAGCTATATGGAACGGTGCTAATCCAGGTGATATTACAGGCGTTACAGCTGGCACAGGTATTAGCGGCGGTGGCACAAGTGGCACAGTAACCGTTACCAATTCTATGGCTACAGAGATTACTGCAGCTGGAGATATTATCGTAGGTACAGGCTCAGGCACTTTTGATAATTTACCTATTGGTACTACTGCACAAGTATTGACGGCAGATACAACAGTAAACCCATACAAAGTAAAATGGGCTACACCTACAAGCGGCGGAGGTCTTACATTATTAAGTACTACTAGCCTTACAAGTGGAACAACAACTATTTCATCGATAAGTGGCAGTTACAAAAACCTTGTAATGTTTGTCAAAGATTTTACAATGGCAGCAAGTGCTGACCTATCTATTTTTGTCAATAGCGACCAAACCTCAGCCAATTATCATAATCTTATTGTAAGAGCATTTGGCACAACAGTTACAACAATAATTGACACTTCATTTAATGGCGCAGCAATTAGCGGTTATCAAGCACTGGCTGCTGGTTCAGACACATTTTGCGTTGCAACGATTAATGACTACGCAAATACAACAACAAAAAAGTTAATCAATTTAACTGCCGTTTTTACTGCATCTAGTGGCAGTAGTAAGGCAGTAAATATGACTGCTTGCGGATATCACGGAACAGTCGCGGCAATAACTTCCGTCAGTTTTTGCGTAAGCGGAAGCACTTGGTCATCAGGCACAGTTGAGCTATACGGAGAAAACTAATGACAATACCAACAGTAAAAATAGTTAATGCTGAAACAGGCGAGGAAATAATTCGCGATATGAATACACAAGAAATTGCACAATTTGAGGCGGCAGTAAAAAGAAATGCTGAACGCCAGCAAGTTGAAGAAAAAGCGTCTATCGACAAAGCCGCGCTATTAGCCAAACTAGGCATAACTGCCGATGAAGCAAAGTTGCTGCTTTCATAGTGGAACATTTGACTAAGATAATTTTAAGCCATGGAGATTAGTGCAAACGGTTGGCCGGCTTCCAAGGATCAGGCTGAGTTAGGCATAAAGTCTTATCCCGTACCAGGCACGGGAATCAAGCTTCGGTGCGCTGAAGCGGTTGCACCTTTGCTCATTGGTCTAGCTGCTGAATTCCATGAGCTGATTGAACCGCTTGATGTGGGTTCACTTGACGATTGGGGATATTGTTACAGGCCAATCCGTGGGGAAACTACAAAACTCAGCAATCACTCATCGGGCACGGCTTTGGATCTAAATGCCTCCAAGCATCCCTTGGGGCAAACAAATACTTTTGACCCATTGAAGGTTCCAATGATTAGGGCTCTTGCTCATAAATATGGATGCATTTGGGGCGGTGACTACAAACACCGGAAAGACGAAATGCATTTTGAAATCGCTATTAGTGCAGCCAAAGCGGAGGCATTAATTAAGAAAATACAAGGAGAAAACAAATGAATTCACAACTCAAAGCGGCGGCCTTGTCGTATCTCAGAGCTTCACTAGCTTCAGTAGCAGCTTTATATCTATCCGGTATCACTGATCCAAAGGTTCTAGTCAATGCATTGGTAGCGGGTTTTATCGCCCCTATCTTGCGTGCGGTTGACCCAAAGGATTCAGCAATAACACTAGGCAAGAAGTAAGATGGAGGTCCAGGCATGGGTGGCCGTTATCGTAGGCGTGATGGCCATCCTGTCCGGGCTTTATGCGGCAGTCCGGTTCATTGTGCGTTCAATCATGGCCGAAATAGGGCCCAAGGCCAATGGATCAAGCCTA